TCACAGCTTGAAGCGATTTCTATGCTTTCTCGCATTTTCAATAGCAACTTTGTACTCTCCGTGAGTTGTAGGGTAAAGAGCGTTTCTTACTTCCTCTTCAATTAAGGCATCCTCTCTAAGATCATCGACAACTACATTTATGAACATAGCATCGTGCTCTATCTCATACTCCTTTACAACGTCCATGTTATCTAATATGTCCCTAATCACATAAAAATAAGACTGGAGAGAATAAGGGTCTGGCTTAGTAAATGACTTACGTCTCTTTGTTCCATAATATTCATTTTTTGAAAGAGTTCTATCGAAATTACGCATTAAGACTATAAGTTCATCCAGTTTTTCGTTATCTGTTCTTACTATCGCACTCTCACTGTGTGAATCATCTTTAAAGGACTCAGAAATCTTTTGTAGTTTTTCTTCAAGAAATGGCCAATTTAACTCAAATGCTTTTAATAATTGAGGCTCGTCTAGAGGACGATCAATTAAGGCATTTATATCTTTGAGCAGCCTAAGTGTGCCTTCTTTTGTAGCTTCACGTCCATGAAACTGAGTTAGTGGGCCAGCAGATAAGTCGGCCAATTTAAAATTAAAAAGATAGGGGACAACCCTCGATGTTCCAAGAACCTTAGATAGCGCCCCTGCTTCAAAGTTAATCCAAGATTCAAATTGATTCTTTGTCGTTAATATGAGTATTCCAAAATTATGTTTTTCCAGCTCTGTCCCGATGGTTCCCGCCCACCGTTCACCTGACTGGATGTCTTGATCGGACATCCAAGGGTCCAGGCTCTGGATCACGTCCTTTAACCAGACGTATAAGGCGGCAGCAACACTCTTGGAGGGCTCCTTCGACCAGCTTAGAAAAATCTTCATGTCACTAAAGTGTACCCAGTGAAGCCGCATGTTGCTCACCAATTCCCTCCGTGGAAAACCCCGCCGGGTGGCGGGGTAAGTGTCAGCTTGCGAGTGCTCGGGCCAGCGCCTCTTGAGGGCTTGCTCGAATCTCCGTCTCGGTGAGCCTGACAATCCTCTCCCCGCATCCTGACAGCCAGGCATCCTTCTTCCGGTCCTTCGCCACCTGCTGAGGCCGGGAGTGCCAATAGTCCCCATCGCACTCCAGCACCAGCCGCAGGTGAGGAAGGTAGAAATCCACGGTGTACCAACGAAATTGTTTCTGACTCTCGAAGGGCACGCCCTGACGCACCAACTCGGCCTCTATCGCTACTTCAATACTTGAGCGCCTGCCGCCTTGCAAGGCTGCGGAGTAAGCACCTACACACTGTCGTGAGCAGAAGCGCCCCTCACCAAGCGTGAGCTTGGCAGGTTTGGCATGGAATGTGGAACCACACCGCTCACAGACGCGGGGAACCCGACTATAAAGAGGATGACTTGAACCACGAACGATAGCTTTCCCACGGCTAGCGCATTCTCGCGAGCAATACTTCTTCCGCTCTGCCTCAAGTGATGTAAGACTCATTCCAACGCCACAGCTTAAGCAGGGTTTGTAGGTTCTTTCGCTCGCGTTCCATGCCCGACGCCCCTTTTGAGCCGAGTAAAAGCAGGCTTTCCCACAGTAACGCCTGTTATCTGACGGTTTCGCCTCAAAATCTTTCCCGCACGCTTCACATTTGCCCCTTGTTCTATTCCAGTTATGCGAGCGCTGGCTTTTGCGTGAATCCGTATAGCACTTATGCGAACAATACTTTCGGCTTTGACGAGGCGAACTGAACACTACTTTGCAAGTAACGCAGCATAGAGCAAACCCAGTAGTCTTCTCCATTTTCTTTCACCTCCAATGAGGCCCACCGAAGCGGGCCTCCTTCAGTTCACTCAGGCTGCGCGGGGGAAGGGTTGAACTTCCTCCCGGTGGATAGCTTCCGGTTCAGGCCACTCGCTGAGCGTCACTTCCTGGCCCCAGAGCAGGAACACCAGGGCTTCTACCAGTTCGCGCCGGGCGGTGAAGATGCCCAGCGTGGTACGGAGCGTACGGATGAAGGGCCGCTCCCCGTTCGCAGGCAGTTCCTTGATGCCGCGCACGAAGTGCAGGGTGCCGAAGGCAGAGTTGTAGCAGAACAGTCCCGCGTCGTGCCGCGTCATGTTGATGTGCCGTCGGAAGTGCCGCTCGCCCTGCCGAACGAAGAGGATCAGCATCTTCTTGTCCGGGGTGAGGCGAGCGTCCACCAGTTCAGGGAGGGCTTGGCCGTTCTGAGTGACACGGGGGCGGATCACGCGGCTACCTCCCACTCTTCGCGCACGCGCTTGACCATGCCGTAGCGGGCTTCCTTGCGGAGTTCCGCGAAAACACCTTCCTGCTGCTCGGCCAGCAGGTGCGCGGGGCAGGAGATGGTGCCGGTGACGTAGGCGAAAAGGGAGCCGTCATGGACCACAACGGTTACGGGGGTGCTGGGGCCATACACATTCACGCGGGTGAAGGTGTAGGTGCCATCGGGAACTCTGGGGCTGGGCGTGGCGTACTGTGTCATAGAACCTCCGGGTTCGCAGAAAGGGGTCAGTGCTTCCTAGGGCGACGGCCCCTTTTCTGCTGCCCATATTCTACTATGCGTAACGCATAGAAGTCAATGAGTAACGCAATGACATCACTGCGTTACTCGACGTGTTAAGGTATTGCTATGGCAGGCCGACCCCAGAATAAAAACTTGCGTCCTCATCCCGAAGCTCTTGGGGTAACTCCCTTACAGGAGGGCGAAGAGAGCCGACCAGTACGGGTGCGAGCGAGCGAAGAGGTTCACTCCTGGCTAAAGAAAAAGAGCGCAAAAGAGATTGGTGATCTCTTACGCTCCTGTATGGAACAAGAAAAAATTAACGGATAGTTACTACCGTTATTTTATCTGCATTAGTCCCTATTTCCATTACCGCTGTTCTCTCGGAGAACGGGCTAATGATAGAGATGTCAAGGGGAGGATCGCTTATTCTAAATAGGGTTCGAATGGTTTTAAGCGGAATGTCATGATTGGTAGGCTGAATGTATAAGATACCAGTACTTTCGCGTAGTGTATGAAGGTATCTTACAAGCTGCCAATAACCCTGCTTTATAGTTTGAGTAGAATCTGAAATCTTAACCTCTACTATCGCCGTTTCCCCTTTTCCTTCTATTACGAGATCAGGACGATAGATTTTATTATCTCCAATTCTTCTAGCATTATCAATGCTGAAGTCCGGTAATTGAGTTGTCAAAAATCCCCAAAGACTTTCTTCCAAGAATTTAGGACCCAACTCTTTAAATTCACGGTCCGTGATCTTGGAAGAATACGATATAATAGACTTAGCAACTATTTCTGATAGGTCTATTCTTTCCTTTATATTTATTTTGTCTTGCGAGGGCATTTCTTCAGCTACCTTAGCACCAATGGAAAAGTTTTCCCTTTCTAATATATCGCCCAAAAGAATAAACGCGAAGGATGATACATTAGATATTGCCATTAAAGCCTCATATTCATCAAATACAGCCCTATGATCATGTGTAGATGGATTTCTCCATTCCTTCCTATAATTTGTAAACAGTTGCATAACCCTAGGCTTTAAAACATTGTTCCTACTAAAATATTCCTCTATTTCATAAGGTGTGATTTTAGAAGAACCCCCCTTAACTATTATTGAATGAGCTTCCTTGAGCATTCCTTCGAAAGCTTGGTTTGCTCTATATATGACATCATTGAATCCCTCTTCATCATCATTTGACACTGCTGCGTGATAATGCCTTTCCGCAATACTTATATGCTTAGCAGCAGCAGTTATTCCATCGAAACTTGGGTGGCCCTCTAACCGCTTCAAGCGTTCAGTCAACTCTTTGAGCAGGTCCATACCCTAACTCTACCGTGATGATTCGCCAGATGCCCGTGGTCTGCCAGTCCTCCAGGTACTCGGCCTTGATAGGGCTGTAGCCGATGCTTACGGCACCCGGCGAAGAGTCGAGCTTAGATGTTGTTAATTGATTTTTGCCACCTTCACCCCCGACAAACTTTTCTGTGCTGGAGCAAAAACTACAGCGCAGCGGCAGTTGACCTCCGTCCCGCTAGTCATCTCGCCATTGCTGAAGGGTTCACTGAGTGGAACAGTCTCACCGTCCATTGCCGCATGAGCATCACGGGTGCGTGAGTCCCCCGTAGCAACCCATGTTTTCACCATGTCCACTCCATATTCCTCTGTAATTTGCTGAGCGCTGGCAAGGTGAGCATGTCCAAAACTTACGGCTAGTTCAGTTCGAGCGATCCGCTCGGCCCGCCACCCGGCCCAGTCCTCGTGCACGCCCCGCAGCCGCTTGGCGATGTCGCGGGCACTCTCGCCCGCCTCCACCCCGGCGGCAATCTCACGGCGCAGGACCTCGCGCGTGGTCTCGTCGATGTACCGGATGTTCTCGCCCACGTGGGCCTTCACCCATTCGACAACCCCGTCCGCCAACACGTCGAAGGTCCCGCCACCGCCGGTGCTGGCGATGTTCTTCAGGAGTGCGGTGTAGGCCAGCGACCCCTCTGCCTCGATGACAGCCGTATGGACCGCCTCCAGCAGTGCCTGCCAGTCGTCGAGCGTCAGCGCCTCCTCCCAGGGGTCGCCGGCGGCGTAGGCCGAGGCGACTGCCGACCCCTGCTCCAGCAGGAGTTCGGCCACCTTCTTCCGCGCCTCCTCGATCCAGGCGTCCATCCGACTCAGGCGCTCGGCCACGTCGCCGTCCTCGGCGGCCTTGCGCTGCATCGGGGGCGGGCGGCTCTTGGCCTGGGTGAAGGTCGGCGCGGGTGCCGCGCGCGGCTCGTCGCCGCCCGGAATCTTCTCCAGCGGCACCCCGGCGGCCGCGGCGGCCATGTTCGGCGGCACGCCCCCGTCGGTCAGGACCTTGAAGGTCTCGGCGCGCAGCTTGCCCACCTCCGCCTCCGTCTTGATATTGGCTTGCAGCGCCCGCACCCCGCTCAGGTCCGGCCGGATGCGCCACCCGTCCGAAGTCAGGCCCCAGTACGGGAAGAAGGTGCCCTCCAGCCCCTGACACAGGTCGTCGAGCAAGGGGACAATCCGGTCTTCCCACAGAATCGCCTTCGCGGCGTCGAGGTTCGAGAAGGTGGCCGCTTCGCCAAACGACAGCAGGATGGGCGGCACCCCGAACACGGCGGCGATTTCCTCGCGCGAGAAGCGCCGGCCGTTCAGGAAGTCCAGGTCCGTCGCGCTGAGCGAGAGGGGCTGCGCCTTGCTCGCCCCGCCCAGCACCAGGGTCTTGCGGATGTTGCCGCCGTCCACCTGTTCGCGGATGAGGTCCCGCGCCTGCTTCATGCGGTCGGCAGACAGGGCAGCGTCCAGGAACACGGCCAGCGGGGGCTTGCCGTCATTCATCAGCACCGCCCGGTTCCAGCGTGCGGCCGCCAGGTCCATGTCCACCGCCGCGGCCGCAGCCTGAAGCGGCGCAAGGCCCCAGCGGGGGTTGGCCGGGTCGACGAACATCCAGTGCGCGACCTGCTCAACGGGCAGGATGCGGGCCTCGGTCGGCGTGACCTGCCACTTGTAGCCGGAGACGAACTCCGTGCGGCTGGCGATGGGCCGCACCTGGTCCGGCAGGATGGGCCACATCTCGACCGGCTGGCCGCCCACGATATTCAGCCACCACACCGCGTTGCCTGCCAGGAGCATGTGGTGCGCCCACCGCTCCTGCATGTCCTGGCGGGCCATGAAGGGATTGGGGCGGCACAGCAGCCGTTGCAGCTCGTGCCCCGGCTCCGGCACCCAGGTGTCGCCGGCGGCGCGCTCCAGCACCAGGGGGACCGAGGCGACGCCTGAGGCGATCTTGCCCACCGCGCTGTACACCCACGGGCTGACCTTCAGGCCCTCCGCGACGGCCTTCTCGGCACTCCACTCGGCGTACACCGGGCGGCCGTCCTGTGTGCTGCTGGCGTGGATCGCCGGGCCGCTGTTGCCGCGCAGTTTGATATCGATGCCGAGGATGGCGGCACCCATTCGCTGGAACCAGTTGATCGTGAATCACCTCCCTTCAGAAGCTGTCGATGAAGAAGTCGCCGCCTTCCGGCGGGCTGTACTCGGTCTGCACCACGGCGTCGCCCACGTTGGTGCTTCGGCCCAGGCGCTTGCGGATGTCGTCCTTGCTCTCGATCTGGATGCCCTGGGCCGTGAGTTTCCAGGTGGGGGCGATCAGGTCTTCGAGCAGCTCGTCATCCGGCGGCAGCGCCAGGTCGTGGCCGTTCGCCGGGTCAAGGGCCTCGCGCATCCGCCACCACATCAGGGCGCGCACGTTGCGAAAGGCCAAGGTGCCCGTCCGGTCCATCTCGTCGGTGCCCTCGGCGGCGTTCACAGCTACCACCGTCCCGGCCTTCCGCTGCCCGAGCAGGTGGTCATAGGCACTGGCCCCCACCCCGATCACGTCCACGTTCAGCCGGGTGTCCGGCCCGACCTCCTGAAGCGCGAAGGCGGCGGCAGTCGGCCCGTCTGGCGTGGCGCTGCCCGGCACCTGGCGCACCCGCCAGAAGTAATTCCGCTTGCGGGGGGCGCAGGCCGTGGCGTCGTCGCCTCCGCGCGCCACGTCCAGTCCTGCCACGTCTGGAAAGCCCTCCGGCGGCTGACGCTCTCGCCAGCGCTGCATGGCCGCCTCCACCCAGGGACGCGGAATGACGCGCATGGCGTCGCTGGTGGCGTCCACGAACTTCCCGTATATCTCCTGATCAACCAGGAGTCGCCCGCCCAGCCGCAGCATCTGCGCCTCCAGATCGCGCAGGCTGGCCCGGCTCAGGAAGGGGTTGTCATAGCTGGTGAAGGTCCGGTGGTGATAGCCGGGCGCGCCCCCCACCGCCTGCTGGTGCAAGGTGTGGAAGAGGTTCTTGCCCTTGGGTACGCCCGCCGCGATGAGGGTGGAGTCGGGGAAGTCGGCCAGCATCGGCATGACGCTGTTCTGGAACATCCCCTGGCCCTTCTCGCCTTCCAGGATGATGCCCGCCTCGTTCAGGAAGATGACGTGGTAGCCGAAGCCCTCCCAGTTCTCGGGGTGGTCGGCGCTGCGGAAGTCGGTGAACCCCTGCCCGACGCGCAGGATCTTCTCGGTGAGGTTCCAGGTGTACGGGATGCTGTCGGCCTTCAGGGCAGGCTCGAAGTAGCGCTCGACGTACCGCCGGATGTTGGCGAGGATGGTGTCCCCCCACAGCAGCTGTCTGCCCTCCAGCATCCACTCGATGTAGGCATGGGCCGCGCCGCGCGTCATGCCGAAGCGGCGGCCCTTGGGGTGGATACGGAACTTCGCGTCACTCTCGAAGAGGATGTGGTGCTGGGCCGGGCTGTACTTCGGGGCGAAGCGGATCACTCTGTCCCACCTTCCCGCACGACCGTGCGCGTGATCTGCACCTGCACCGGCGCGTTCGGGTCACCGACCACCTGCTGCTGCACTCTCTCGCGGTAGGCGTCGGGCTTCAGGGCCTTGAGGCGGAACATCAGCAGCGTGTCGCTGTACTGGGTCTCCTCGCCGACGGGCAGGCCCTGGTAGTAGATGGTCTTGACCGTGCCCTCGACTGCGCGCCGGTCCGCCTCATCCTCAAGGCGCTCGGCATACTGAAGGACCGCGTCATCCCAGGCAGCAGCAAAGGCGGGCAGCTCGTCGCGCCGGTCGTAGGCGCTGGTGCGGCTCACGTCGCTGGCGCGGCAGGCCCGGGTGACGTTGCCGGTGGCCGCCAGCTGCTCCAGGAACTGCCCCTCTTTTTTGGCTGTCCACTTTGTGCGGTTTGCCACCTGCGTTCACCTGCCTTTCTGTCGCGCTGGACACGCGAAAGCCCCCGTCCGAGGACAGTGGGCACTGTGGTCGTCTGGGCCGCTCATCCCCTCTGTCGCGGCGTAAAAAAGGCCCCGCTGTCGCGGGGTTGAGAGGGGTGGGGTGTCGTGGGTCAGTGTCGCTGGTCAGCGGACCGCCAGGACTGGCATGGGCAGCACCTGGTCGAGGACCTGCACCACCGTCCGGCCCTCATGGCCGTGGATGCGCTCGACGTCGCCGATAGAGCTGTAGAGCGCGGTGCTGCACGGCTCCACCAGCCAGCGCATGGCCGCAGTCCCGTCGCTGAACACGACGCCCTCGGCGACCGCGCCGGTGCCGCTGCTGCCGCTGACGTCTTCGTGCCGGATGAGGATGAACCGTTGCATGAGCCTCCAGGTAGCATGAAAAAAGCACCCGCGCCGGGGTGCTGTGGGGGTCGTGTTCGACACTGCTCTTAAGCTACAGAAACAGTAGGTGAATCCCCGGATTTCTGCAAGTACGACAGGTGGGATTCGGCGAGAGCATCCCCCAGACGGACGGCCAGGGTCAGCACGGCGACGGCGTACCGGATGGCCCGGTCCCGCGGACTCGCCCAGCCGCCGCGCTCGTCGAGCAGGGTGGCGAGGCTGGTGCAACCCCGGACGCGCTCCAGTAGGTCGCCCAGGTCGGCCAGGTCCGCCGAGGCGCTGCGGCTCATGGTGGTGATGGCGCTGTCGACCTCGCTCACGGTGTAGCGGCGGGGGCCGGGAGCCTTCAGGTACTGGGCAGTCCCGCCCCCACCGCCGAGAGCTGGGCCGCGCCGGGCGGAATAGGCCCCGATGCCGACGAGCTGCATGGTGCGGCTGCTGGGGCTGCCGCGTTCCACCGGGGCCAGTTCCACTTCCTCGACCAGCCAGGTGCGCAGGGCCTGAAGCCAGAGTTCGGCGTACTCGCGGACGGCGCGTATAACCTCGCGGCCACTGGTGAGCTGCCGGACGGTTTCGCGGGCGCGGGTGACGCCGAGGGGGCGGGTGCGTCTGGGCGAGCTTATTGGCGGCTCTCTTCCAGCAGCGCGCGGGCCGCGTCCACGCTGGCGACAGCGGTGGCCATGTTGAGGGCGCCCGTGCCGTCCTTGCGGATGGCCGCCTCGTGCAGGCGCAGGGCCACGTAGGTGAGTTCGTTCAGGACCGGAGGGCGGGGCGGGGTGTCGGCGGGGCGTCGGTCACGGGTCATGGGGGGCACCTCGATAACGGTAAGGGCGACTGAACTGAAGGGAACGCTTACAGTTTCCTCACATTATCTGACTACGTTCTTTCAATAAACCTGCGATACGTCGAGCCTCCCGAATCAGTGCGACAGCTTCCTTGGGGTCACGAAGGATCAGGGGTTGTAGCCCGTAGAGATCGCGTAGCTCGGCATGCCGCTCGATCTGAGACTGCCTCAGCTTGCCGGTGACGGTCTTGGTTTCGACGAGAGCGGCCAGGCAGAGGGTGGTGCCGGGGAGCGGGTGCAGCACGGTGAGGTCGGGGAAGCCGGTGCGGATGCTGCCGCGCCCACGGCTGCCCCGGTTGATCATGGCGGCGTCGGTCTTCACGGGATAGAAGCCGCCCCGCAGCAGCACGTCGCGCAGGGCGGCTTCTATCTCGGCCTCGGTGGCGGGGCGCAGGTGGGGGGCAAGTTGGTGGGCCATACCGGGCAGGATGGTGGGGCGCACGTGACAGAAGCCTCTCAGGCGTCCGTCTGCCGCCCGCCCTTCAGGTCCACCGCGTGGACGCGCCCCTCTAGCACGGTGGTGAGGGCCGAGAACGCGCCAATCAGAGTCGCGCGTACCTCCACCGGCAACGGCTCACGGCGGGTGTGGCCGTTGACGTCTAGCAGGGTGAAGTTCTCCCCGAAGCGGATGCCGACGCGCACGGGCGCGCCGAGGGGCAGGCCGAACAGGACGGCCAGGGCCTGCCCCAGTCCGGCGGAGACGAGGTGGTCGTGGCCGCTGATGATGCCCCGGAAACGGGCAGGGGCTTCGAGGATGAACTGGGTTTCGATCTCGCGGGTGGTCATGGGCACGCCTTGTGGGAGGTAGGGAGAAGGTGGCTCGCCCACTCAGCCTGCTTCTGGTGGTACAGCTCCGCCTGGTCGTCGGGAAGGGCGCGGGCGTTCGCCTGCCAGATGAATGCCTGATTGACCCGGCGCAGGGAGACCCAGTGGTTGTCGGGGTGCCAGTAGAAGAGCCAGGGGTTCCCGCCCCACCTGCGGATCAGGTAGGGGCGGTGGGCCAAGTCCAGGAAGACGAAGCCGCGCTCGTCGAGCTGGTGGGCGGTCATGCCTCGCCCTTCTCCTGGTACTTGCTGAGCAGCCGTTCGGCGTACGCGCGCTCTTCCCGGCCCCAGGCGGCCAGGTCCTCGGCGGAGTGGGGACCGGTCAGCTCGGTGAGGCAGTGGGCCGCAGACCGGCGCAGGCGGTGGGCGTACGTGGGGCCGTCCACCGGGATGTGGGTGAACCCAGCGACGATGCACATGGCGAGCACCAGGGCACCGTGCTCGAAGTCGGTGAGGATCTGCGGGCGCGTCCGGTCCACCCGCATGAACTCGGCCCACAGCCCGGCGTGAATGCGCTCCAGCGTGGCCCTGGTGTCCGGGGTGAGCAGCTCCCCGCCGAACGCGAGCGCGGTGCCGATGTTGGGCGCGATCTCGCTCATGAGGTCCGGGGAGAGCACGAAGCCCTGCACGGGGGAGGGTTCGGGCAGCGGTTGCATCAGTCCACCTCCCCATCATCGGCCAGCAGGTCATATTCGCGGCCCCGCAATGCCCGGTCCCACCCGGCGTTGTGGGCGTCCATCCGGTCGAGGTCCTCGTCGAGCAGGGCGTCCGCCTGTGCCTCCTGTTCTGCCACCTCGCGCGCTTCCTCCTCGTTGGGCGTGAGGCGCTGTGCGACGGCCTGGATCAGCAGCGCGGCCCGGACCGCATCCCCATAGGCGGTGTGCTCCCCAGGCAGCCCGCGCGTGTCCACCTGCTCCAGCTCCAGTGCCCTGGTGAGGCCCACGTACTTCCAGGCCCCGTGCGTCTCGCTCCACTGCCCGGCAAGCGGCGCGTAGGCGGTCATGATGCAGGCGAACGCGGGAAGGCGCAGGCCCGGCCAGGTCCGCAGGAGGGCAGTCCGGTCGAACTCAGCGTTGTAGGTCAGGACTGCGCTGTCGAGAGGGACAGTTTGCAGCGTCGCCTCCAACGCGCGGCGCATGAGCATGGCCTGCGGCGCGCCCTTGATCTCCTCCAAGCGGTGGCCGTGCATGGTGATGGCGGCGGGCGTCCAGTCAGTACCGGGCGCGCACAGGAAGGCGAGCAAGGGCCAGACTTCCCCCACGCGCACGGCGGCCAGCTCGAATACGCCGCCTTGGAGGCCGGTCGTCTCGGTGTCGAGCACCAGGACGCGGGGGTCGTCGGCCCACGCGCGGAACTGGCGGATGGCGGCGGTCATGGCGGTGTGGACTTGCTCTTCGGTGGGCTGGGGCATGGGTCAGCTTCCTTTCGGGGTGAGTTCGGAGTGGTGGCGGCGCTGCACCTGCGCGCCTGGCGTGCCGTCCTGCCTGAGCACCCGCACGTCGTACTCGGCGGGCCAGCCAGGCTGCTGATGCACTGCTTCGACCGTGCCGATGCGCGGGCGGCTGCTCAGACCTTCGTTCCACGACACCTGACTGCCGAGGGGGTAGGGGGTAGGGACATCGATGGGAGTGGGCGGGGAGGACGCGGGGGCACACTGGAGGTCCAGGAATCCCAGCAGCGCGAGGGCGAGTGCGGCGGCGGGCGTATCGGCACGGCCATCCCAGCGCACGCGGTCCCAGTCGCTTACGCGCGCGGTATAGCGGGTGAGACCATGCGGCGCGGGTTGCAGATGCCAGTGCAACCCGCGCGCCTCGATCTCCTCACGCAGGGCGAACTCCAAGGGGCGCAGGGTTTCCGGCTCGTCGAACAGCACATACTCCGTCCGGTCGCTGAGCCACACCCGGCAAGTCGAGTAGCCGACGGCGAACACACGTTCTGGCAGCAGCTCTGCCAGCGCTTCCGCGATCTCGGCGAGCATCACGGCTCCTCTCCCTTCTGAAGCCGCTCGACCACGTGTGCGGGCAGTCACGTCGCCCCCACCGGGTACGCGCACGCTGCCGGGCTGCACACGGTCGGCTTCGGTGGCCTTCACACCGCCGCTCCCCGCTGACTGCGCTCCAGCGCGGCGGCCCGCGCCTCCCGTTCTTCCCTCGCCCGCCGTTCCTCCTCCTCGCGCTCGTTGGGACCGTTGAACAGGACCCACTCCGCGCTGTGCCGGAACCGGTCGAACGTCCGCTCGCCCATCGCCTCCTCCAGCTCGCGCCGGGTCATCCCGGCCGTGATGATCGTGCTCTTCCCGGCGGCGTACCGTACCCCCAGCACCCGCTCCAGCAGCTTGCGCTCCAGTGCCCCCGTCGAGGTGGCCGCCTCGCCCACCGCGTCGAGAGCCAGCAGGGCGGGGGTGCTCAAAGCCGCGACATGCTCGGCCTGGGTGCGGAGCTGCCGGGTGTAGTCCGCCTGCACCGCCTCCACCCAGCTGGGCCAGCTCACCATCAGGGCACTCAGGCCCGCCTCCGCCGCCCCCCGCACCAGCAACGCTGCCGCCTGACTCGTGCCGGTCCCAGGCAGGCCGATCAGCGCCAGCCCCCGCCCCTCGGCGATCAGATCAGGCAGCGCCAGGCTCACCTCCTGCACACGGCGCCAGCTCTTGTGCCGCAGCCGCATGTCTGTCCAGGGCCGGTCGAGCCTGCTGCCCACCACGCCCGCCTGCCCCAGGCGTGCCTCATCGGCCTGGCGGCGGCAGCGCGGGCAGCGGGCGGCTCCCTGGGGCGTGTCGATCCAGCCCTGCGAGCAGCCCGGTTCCGGGCAGGTCTGGGGGTCGAGTGAGAGCCGCCCGCGCACCGAATCAGGGATCTTGAACTCGCGCTTCATGCCATCCACTCCTCTTCGGTGAGGTCCTGGCGGCGCTTGCCGCGCCCAGCATTCCCCTGCGTCACCTCTTTGTCGAGATCCAAAATCAACTTGGTCCGCCAGGGGCGCGGGCCGCTGGATTCGAGAGCGCGCTGGTGCAGTTCGGCGACCCGCCCGGCCTCCAGGGACAGCCATCCCGGACGCGCTTCCCCCTCGCCCAAGAGCTGGGCCAGGAAAACGGGGCCGAACGCGATCTCCAGCGCCGTTCGGGTGGCGGCGGTCGGCGAGCTGTCCCCAGGCTCGCCACCCGCCGCGCCCGGCGGAACCTCTTCAAGGCTCGTGGGCCTGGTGTTTCCGGCGTTCGCCGGGGGCTGGAAGGGGACGATGAAGGGCCGGGCAGGGCCGGGGCTGGCCCCGTCAGGGGCCTCGGCACCTGCGGTGCCGCCTGCCGTTTGCGGCTTTTCCGAATCTTCCTGAACCCTCAGCGAGAGAGTGCGCGGGCCTGCGGTGCCTATCCCACCTGATAACTCTCTCTCTTGTTCTTGTTCCATTTCTTCCCTTACTTCCTTTACTTCAGGGATGGGCTTTTTCCCCTCCTGGCGCGGGTTGGCGTGGGTTTTGGCACGAGTAGATTTGTGCAACGGTTGTGCAGGCTTTGCACAAGCGCCGCGCAAGCAGTGCTCACCGCCTGCGCTGACGATGTGCCCGGCCTCGCCGAGCCGCTTGGTGCTGGCCTGTACGGTTCGCACGTCGAGGCCCGTCTTCCCGGCGATCTCCCAGGTCTTGAAGGTGCTGTGCTGGTACAGCCGGTGCTTGGCGAGAAACGCGAGCACCTTCATGTCCGACGCCAGGGTCAGCTCGCCCAGCACGTCGAAGACCCAGTTGGGCGTGACGGTCTCCGCGCCCGTCTTCAGCTCCCCGAACCTCATGCCGCCCGCCCTTTCGCCTGCTCCAGCCGCGAGCGCAGGTACGCTTCCAGGTCTCCGCGGCTGCCGCTCCCCAGGTCACCAGCACGCATGGCCCGCCAGTGCAGCCCGTCCGCCCGGCGGATCACCGTGACCCACTCGTCGCCCAAGTTCACGCCGTAGAGGCGGCCCGGCTCCAGCCGCTGACGGGGGGACCGGAGCGCCCGCCCTGGGCAGAAGAGGGCAAGCACGGGCGCGGTGCGGAAGGTCAGCGGCGGTGGGGCTCCGGGGTCGGTCGCGGCGCTCACGCTTCCACCGCCACCGGGTCGGCGCAGCTCGTGCAGAGGTCGTCCTCGGCCCACCAACAACCGCCATCGCAGGGCCAGTTGTTGGTGCAGCCGCACACGCGACAGGCGACGTATCCCGAGAGGTGCCCGTAGGCCGTCCGCGCGGCCGCCTCGGCGTCCAGGGCCGGACCCCAGGCCTCCAGGTGCTCGCCGGGCTGGTCGACGTGGATCAGTCCGGCGGTGTGCAGGTGAGCGAGGCGCAGGTCTACCTCGGCGGCCGACATCCCCAGCTCGGCCCCGAAGCGCAGCACGGCCGCCACCCCGAGCGGGCCGCACTCCCAGATGTGGCGCAGCAGTTCGGCGCGTTGTTGATCAGGTGTGCTCATCGTGTCCTCCACAGGTGTGTCCCAGAGACGAGAGGGAGACCGCACGCGGCGGCCTCCCGGTTGAAGGTTGGGGATGTCAACGCCGTGACCCCGGCCCGAAGGCGCGGGCAGCCCCAGCCATCACCGAGGCCCACCCCCCGCAGAACGTCACGAGCAGGCCGAGAGAGATTCCCGGCCGCTGCGGGTCGTAGTGGGGCAGCAGCAGCCACGCCAGGGCGAACAGCGCCGCGCCCAGCACCAGCAGCGGGACCGGCCGGCTCACCGGTGCACCGTCCCCGTGCCCCAGCACGACCGGCAGCCCTTGAGCGGCTGAATCCGCGCACCGTCCGTGCAGTCGCACAGCGTGCCCGGCCCGGCGCTCAGGCGGGGCCGGTGTATCAGGCGGGCCACCATGACCGTCACGGGCACCACCGCGAGGCGGACGAGGAGGCGGCTCACGACAGGGCCTCCACCCGCGTGATGCGGATGAGTTGGTGGACGCTACATTCGTAGGTCCGCTGCTCACCCAGGACGAACACCAGGAAGTCGGGAGCACCCTCCTCGGAGAAGTCGTCCACGATCAGGCCCAGCGCGTCGAGCAACTCGTCCACATCCGTAGTGCTGCCCTGCTCACACCGGCCGGTGACGCGCACCCAGTCGCCGGGCTGGAGGTCGCCTCCCTCGCGGGACAACTCCGAGCCGGACCACCCGAACCGCGAGTACCGTTCGCGGGAGGCTGTCCTGGTCCAGTCGACGGTGTAGGACGATCCACCCAGCACTGCCTCGACGCCGACGATCACGCCAGGGGACCGGGTCATCCGGTGGATCACACAGTCCCCCACGTCGAGCACTTGGCCGCTCACGCCGCGCTCCCGTTCTGCGCCTCGCGCTCAGCCTGGGCCAGCGTCAGGCGCTGCTCGAACTCGGCGCGGGTCTGCTCCCAGGTCTTGATCATCGCCGCGCCGCGCCTGTTCGCCCGGCGGCTCATGACCTCCAGCCACAGCGTTCGCTTCTGGAGGTCAATGTGCTTGCGAACCTCAAACCCGATCTCGTACATCGTGCGGAGGATGCCCGCCGCCAGGCGCTGGCTGCCCTGATCGTCCAGGTCGAACTGGAGCAGCTCGACCTCAGCGACCAGCAGCAGCAGCGGCGTGAATCGCAGGCGGCATTCCGGCCCCACCACGCCCACGTAGGGCACCACGGTGCCGGGGCGCTTCAGCTCGCGGCCGCAGTGGCTGCACTTCTCCACCGCGGCCTTCTGCGGCGCGGGCGCTGCGCAACGGGTGATCAGGCTCGAATCAGGCTGGGCAACAGTGGTATAGTTCACAACGATCTCCTTAGCTGGGGGACAAGCGCTTCAGGCCTGGCGGGGCCGCTGTAGAGGCGCTTTTTCTTTTGGCTTCAGCTCGCGCGGGTTGCTGCGGGCCGCTCGTCACGCGCCAGGGGCGCGGGTGGAGTAGGGGGAGGACGGGCACAAGTCACGGCGCTCACCGCTGTCCGGCGGCCTTGCGGAGGCGCGGGTTGGAGGTCGGCCGGTTGTAGAGCCAGGCCTGGAGGCTGTCGGCGGGAATTGAGTACGCCCCCCGGCCGCTGTCCCCGGCCTGCTTCGCGTGCAGCTCGCCCTGACGGATGGCCGTGCGGATGCACCACTCGGTCGTGCTCGTGATCTCTGCCGCCTCTTTGATCGTGTAAGCGAGCTTGAGAGGCGCGGGCACCGTGGCCCCCACCTGCACCCGCGCGGCGATCAGGTCGGCCAGCTCGGCGAGTTGGTCTGGAGAAAGGCGGACTTCAAGAGAGGTCATGCGCCGTACCCCCGCCGAGCGGCCCGGTAGGCTGCCCTTGGAAAGGAGGTGAACGTGAAAGTCGATATAGAAGCACTGAGCGAACTCGCTCTGGCCGCTTTAGGGGAAGCGATGCGGGCCAGGGCGCAGGCAAGAGTTGCTTTCGCTGTGCTCCAGCAAATTGGCGTTCCACAAGAAGCTTTTGAGGAGGCGTACTTCATAAATGCCGTTGACGTAGCGGAAGAAATGCGCGAGCTGCTCAAACAGGGGCGGGTCAGCCCAGAGGTCGTGGATGCGATCAATGATCGCTTCCTTGAACTTCCGAACTCTTCTGATCCGTCCCCCAAGCCGCCAGCGAATTAAGCCCGTAGCGCTGGCCGAGAGCCAGAGCGAACGGGTCGTTCCCGCCCGAGAGACGGCCCACCAATACCTGCGCTGCTCTCCCCGCTTCCTCCGCCTGCGCCGCTGCAACGGCCCGGCGGAGTTCTGCTTGCACCTCCGGCTGCCGCAGTACCGCCACCAGCAGCCGCACCAGCACACGCTTGAGCATGGACACCTTCCTTTGGGAAGTCATGCAGCACCCGCCTGTTCGTGATCTATTCCCAACTCGCGGCAAATGGAAATGCGGGTGCTATCGCGGGTTCCCCGGCGTTCATTCAAAAAATCCAGCACTGTCCGAGGCTTCATGCCGAGCTTTTTCGCCAGCCTACGCGCCGAAATGCCCCGCGCTTCAAGCGCAGCACGCGCGGCGGCAGCGACCGGGTCAGGGTTGCGTTCCTCTGGCATGGGAGCAGACTACGACTGTACCCATTTGGTGTCAATACTAGATTGGGAATATTCCCAAATTAGTTCCCATTTCGGCCCATTATGGAACCATTTGAGTACAGTCGCCGTATGCGAGCGCATGACTGGTTTGGGAATGCGTCATGCGTCGAGGTACTGGCACATGGCAGCCGCTAAAGCCCCGCAAGATATAGACCCGCGTGCAGTGGTTCACGGCATGCTCGTCAAGGATAGGCGCCTCGACTTGGGGCTGAACCGGCCTGCGTTCGTCGCTGAGATGGCAAAGCATGGTCAGGACATCACGCCGGACTACTTGAACAAGCTGGAGCGGGGCACCGCACCTCTCTCCCGCGCATCTCTGGAAGTCCGCGAAGCTATCCGCGCTGTACTCGGGTACTCGGTCGAGGAGTGGCGCGACCTGACAGGACTGTACACACCAGACATCCCCGAGCCCCTCAACACTATTGTTCAGAGACCCGGCCGAATTAACCGTCAGGCGGTCCCCCCACCAGTTGAAATCCCCGAAGGCCTGCTCGAAGCGGGCGAGCGGTTCGCCATCATCGACCCCCTGATCGCGCATCCGAAGGTGCAGGGAATGCTGGCGCAACAGGGAAACTTTGGTGGGCGGGGGCCGGTGACAGCCGAGGAGTGGTGGCGGTACTTCGAGAGCGTGCGGCAGTACATCGAGGTGGACGGGTGACCACCCTCGGGGCCGACTTCCTGCGGTTCGTGGACCAAGTGCATGCACGGCATGGCTACGAGATGGACTTCTGGCGCCTGGCAGCGGGCCTGGGGATTCCGGTGACGCCGGGGCCGTTCAGCAGCACGGTGTCGCTGCCGTGCACAGTGATCACGCTGGAGGAGGGGGTGTACCACAGTCCGCGGACCTTCGTGAAGATGCACGAGATCAGCCACGCGCTGCTGCGCGACTCGGGCATCGAGAAGGAGCTGGAGTGGCTGTGCGAGTCGCCGGAGGAGTTTCGCGCTCAAGTGGAGGCCTACTGCAACTTCGGGGCTGGGCAGCTCCAGATGCCGGGGCCGCTACTGGACCAGGCGACCCAGCGCTACGGGACGAGTCCGGGGGCGGTGCTGTGTCTGGCAGAGGCCTGCGGGTCGAGCCTTCCGGCGGCGATGCGCCGAGTGGTCTTCGGAGGCCTGGAGGCAGACGCCCACCGGGCTGCGTTCCTGACCCAACGCAGCTACGTAAAGGACGTGGTGACCGCGAACATCCCACTGGAGTTCAGCGTGGGGACGCGGGTGCCGGAGATCGCGTTGGAAGTGCCCACGGCCAAGCTCCGGCGGGTGCCGGAGGACTACGGCGTGGGCCTGACCCTGGGGACGGTGGCCTGGTGAGGTTACTTGCAGGTACGGACGCGGGTGATCTGCACCTGATCAGCTCCTTTGAGCACGTCGAGGAAGGCTTCCTGACCCTTGAAGGTTTTGCTGCCCCCAGCGGGAATAGTGGCGATCAGGTTCTCGAAACCGCCCATCAGCTTCTTCCCTTTGTAGAAGAAGTCTGCCCGCATGTTGATGCTGAGCGGTGCCTTGGTCGGGTTCTTCACCACGATGGTGTAGGCGACGTGGTGGGGGTCCTTGAGGCTGGCAGCAGCGGACACCTTCGCAGGGCAGGCGGCAGCGTAAGAGGCAGCGGCGAGGGTAAGCAGGGCAGCAAATTTCATCACACTTCCACGGTAAGGGTTCAGCCACCTCCGGCCCTCCCCCTGGTGGGGGTGCCCTTGCGACATGTGGACCTAAGCGGGCCTCACCGAACCTCAGCGGACCTCAAGCAGAAGGAGTTTTTCGTGTTGACAATTAAACCCACAAAATATACAGTTCTGTCATCCGCTAACGCCGATAGGTCGGCACACATCCACACCCCGGTGCGCCCACACATCCAGCGCTGGGGTGATTCTTTTTTGCCGTCTAGCACGACTACGAGGGCAGGATGAAGCGCACCGCCGTGCTGATCGACGGTGGCTTTTTGCTGCCCCAACTCAAGCTGGTGTACAAGCGGCACGCAACGGCGGCCGAGGTCTACAACTTCGCCATGAAGACCCTGGAAGCCGACGAAGAGCTGTTCCGGATGTACTACTACGACTGCCCACCCTATGAGGGCATAGAGACTAACCCTATTGACGGGAGCACGAAGGATTTTGGCGCCTCAGCACTCAGTCATGCTCGCCGCATCCTTCTGCGTGACCTCTCTGTGATGGACCATGTGGCGTTCCGGCGTGGCCAGCTCTCCTTCGACGGCTGGCAGATCAAGCGGCATACCGCGCAACGGCTCATGGCGGCAGGGGCAGCAGGCAATCCCATGCCTCAGATTCAGGCCAGCGATGTCTACGCGGCGCTTTCTCAAAAACGCGTAGATATGAACATCGGCCTGGACGTGGCCTGGCTTGCCAGCAAGCGCATCGTGGACAGGATCATCCTCGTCACGGCAGACAGCGACTTCATTCCAGCCATGAAGTTCGCCCGTCGGGAAGGCGTCCAGATCATCCTCGTCCCGATGAAGGGCATCCCGAAGTTCGAGCTGAAAGAACATGCCGACGTTATCCGGACGGTTGCCCCCTAATGACCCGCCCCCCCACCTCCCGCAAACGTTCCCGCGCCTCCGGAGAAGGCAGCCTGCGTCAGCGCCCGGACGGCACCTGGGAGGCCCGCTACACCGCCGGGTGGACGCCGGAGGGAAAGCAGGTCAGGAAGAGTGTCTACGGCCGCACCCGCGCCCAGGCGGCCGACCGGCTCAAGCTCGCCCTGGCAGAGACCGAACGGGGGGCCGTGGTGCTCGCCGAGCACGGGCGGCTGACGCTGGCCGACTACGCGCACGCCTACGTCGAGACCCGCAGGGCCGAACTCAGCGAGGGCACCGTCCAGAAGCTCCAGAGCTACCTGAAGATCCTGGGGACGCAGCCGGTCGGGGGCAAGCTCCTGACCGAGCTGAAGCCGGTCACCCTGGAGCGCCTGTACGCGGCGCTCGCCAGCCGGTACGCCCCCTCGACGGTCCGGCACATCAGCATCTTCGTGAACCAGGTCCTGCGCCGGGCGGTGCGTCACGAGATCCTCCGCACCCACCCCGGCCTCGCGGCAGACCTACCCCGCATGAGGGAAGAGAAGATCGGGCGGGCGCTGGAGCCGGAGGAACTGGCCCGCGTCCTCCAGGCGGCCCGTGAGACGAGCCTCTCCCCTCTTCGCCATCATCGCCGCGTTGGGCCTGCGTCACGGCGAGGCGCTGGGCCTCCAGTGGGGAGACCTGGACTGGAAGGCCGGGACGCTCGATGTGCGGCGCACGGTGGTCAGCCGCGGCGGGACGCCAATGATCAGCGAGCCGAAGACCCGCAGCGCCCGGCGCACGCTGTACCTCACCCCGGCCCTGAAGACGGTCCTGCACCGGCACCTCCTCGACCTGAAAGGCCGCGATCTCCCGACCGACGCGTCTGCCTGGGTCTTCCCGAACCGCATGGGTGGGATGCTCAGCCAGCACAACGTGCGCCGGGTGTGGCGGCAGGCCCTAGCAGCAGCCGAGGTGTCCGAGACGACCCGCATTCACGACCTGCGCCACACCTTCGTGTCGCGGCTGATCGAGGGCGGGGCTGACCCCCGCACGGCGGCCGACCTCGCGGGCCACGCCGACCCGCGCATGACCCTCTCGGTCTACACCCACACCCGCGCCGAGAAACGCAAGGCGACCCTGCTGGCGTCCATGACCCACCTTGACGAGCTGCTTGAAGCTGAAGGGGCACCTCTCGAACAAGCAGTAGGGGTGGAATAG